ATAGTAGACCTATCTTTGATGCTTTTGAACACAGTCTTATATCTGCTGGGTGGACTGTTTCTCATAATGATGCTAGTGCCGATGTTAATGTTATTTGGAGTGTGTTGTTTAATGGACGAATGGGAAGAAACAAGGAAGTCTGGCAACAAAACAAACCAACCATAGTATTAGAAGTTGGAGGCATTAAACGAGGCACAACTTGGAAGGTAGGATTAAATGGGATTAATAGAAGTGCTTACTTTGGGCCCGATAATAATAACGATGATCGCCATCGTCTACTCGGTCTATCGTTAAAGCCTTGGCGTACTAGCGGAGAGTTTATTCTTATAGCAGGACAACACGATAAGAGTCTGCAATGGCAAGGTATGCCTAGTATGAGCAAATGGTTGATGAACACTATTGATGCTATTCGAACATATACCAACCGTCCTATACTGTTCCGTCCTCATCCTCGTTGTCCATTACCAAATATTGAAAACGAATTTAAAAATGTTTATAGACAACAACCAGTACAACTGCCAAACAGTTACGATGACTTTGACATGAGCTTTGACAACGTACACGCTACTGTAAGCTACTCTAGCAATCCGGGCATTCATAGTGTACTCAACGGTGTTCCGGCGTTTGTAGGCACCAGCTCGTTAGCGTATGACGTAGGTAACGACATAGACTTTATGCACGATATAGAAAATCCTTGCATGCCAGACAGAACACAGTGGCTTAACGACTACGCACACACTGAATATACAGTGGAAGAAATTGCATTAGGAATTCCACTTAAACACTTGACTTTAAAGATATAATGTAGTATAATAATACTATGATAACAAAACGTAGTATAGAAGATTGTATTGAATTATTAGTTGGCCTTCAGTCAGACCCAAATATAATTGCCGAATGTAAACCTGAAGACTATAAAATTTTAACTAGCATTGGCCGCCAAGTATTTAAAGGTATAGGATTGACAGATCGTCAATATGCATTAGTTAAGACAAAATTAATTGAGTATAGTGACATGTTTAATTATAATTTAGAAGAATCTTTTAATACCTTACGTATTCCGTTAAGAGAACTTAATAGAGAAAAAACAATTAATTTAGTAACTAACGATGATCAAGAATTGTTAATTGCTATTCAATTTATATTCAATAAACGATTACTAGCTAGTATTGAAAAAACAAAAAACGAATCCACTGATCATAATTATGATAGTGTTAATAAGATCCATTATTTTCCACTAACTGAAAAAAATGTATTTTCTATTATAAACAATTTTAAAAATAATAAATTTATTATTCAGGACGAGTTATTAACGTATTTTAAAAAAGTAGAAAAAATGAATAATGAAAAAGACAAGTATATACCAGGAATTTATTCCTTTAAATTAAAAAACTTAACAAATAAAGCTATTGACTTTATGGTATCATCAATAGGTGAACCTACAGTAGAAAATTTAGCTATTTACAATGATCGAAAAACACAACTAGGATTACATCATTTTGATCAAGAAGCGTTAGAAAAAAGCCTAAATGAATTAACTCCGTTGAGTAAAAAGATTGTAACTCGTTCTTTTAAAGAAGTATTAATATCATCAACAGTGTGGACAGTAGAACAAGTATTAGAAAGTATACTAGAATTAACTAGATATCCAATACTAGTATTATTACCATCAGACGATCCGTTACCAAAACTAATCGAAATAAACAATGGATTAACAAATATATTCTTTTCAGAAGATATGAGTGTTCTTTTTAGAGCTGAAAATGAAGACAACGGACATAAGTTTAACAAGTATATTAAAGATAATAAATTAAATAATTCGGTTGACAAAAATACAAAAGTAGTGTATATTAGTTGTAATAAGTTTCCTAAACCGTTAATTAATGCTGACTGGACACCGAGTGTAACACTATCAATAGGAAGCTATAGGATGAATACTAATGTTCGTGAATACATTAATCCTACAGATTTAATCATTCATTACGATACAGATGTAACTCCGTTTAATCGAGTTAAGGTAGAAAAACTATAATATGGCAACATGTAGATTAATAATTGAAGACGAAGTAAACATTAAGCTAGAAGGACTAGACGTAGATGTACGAAGGAAGCTAGCGAATGCTCTTAAGTTTGAAGTGCCCTACGCAAAGTATATGCCACAATACAAACTTGGTCGCTGGGATGGAAAAGTTGCTTTTTTTGGTGTTGGTGGTACTGGCTACGTCAATCATCTTAACGTTGTTAGTGAAGTGTTGGCAAAAAATAATGTCCAAATAATTGATATCCAAGATAATCGTCATCCTATTGATTTAAAGTTTACTCCTGTGTCAGAACGATATTGGGCAGACCAAGGTGTATGTTGGCCTAAAGGACATCCTGTAGCAGGTACTGAAATTATCCTGCGTGACTACCAAGTAGAGGCTATTAACAATTTTCTAGCTAACCCGCAGAGCTTGCAACAGATTGCAACTGGGGCAGGCAAAACAATTACAACTGCAACGTTATCACATATGGTTGAGCCTTATGGACGTAGTATTGTTATTGTGCCTAATAAGTCACTTGTTGAACAAACTGAAGAAGACTATATTAATTGTGGTCTTGATGTAGGAGTCTACTTTGGCGATAGAAAAATGCTGAACAAGACACATACTATTTGTACTTGGCAAAGTTTAAATATACTTGACAAAAAACACAAAGACGGCACCGCAGTATTATCCTTAGCAGAATTTTTAGATGGAGTAAGTGCTGTTATTGTTGACGAAGTACACCAAGCTAAAGCAGAAGTACTTAAAAACTTGCTTACTCGTAACTTACGCAACGCTCCAATTCGTTGGGGACTGACTGGTACTGTACCTAAAGAAAAATTTGAGTTTGAAAGTATTCATGCAAGTTTAGGACCTGTAATTGGTAGCATTAGTGCTAAGTCGTTACAAGATAAAGGTGTACTATCACAATGTCATGTTAACGTATGTCAATTAATTGATACAGTAGTACACAGTGATTACCAAAGTGAACTAAAGTATCTAACAACAAATGAAGCAAGACTAACATATATTGCTAAGATGATGAACAAAGTTTCACAGACTGGAAACACATTGATACTAGTAGATAGAATTAGTGCAGGCCAAGTATTAGCAGAACTAATACCAAACAGCACTTTTGTAAGCGGAAGCGTTAAAATAAAAGACAGAAAAGAGACATACGATACAATTAAAGAAGGTACTAATGAAGTTATTATCGCAACCTATGGTGTTGCGGCAGTAGGACTCAATATACCTCGTATCTTTAATATGGTTCTTATTGAGCCGGGCAAGAGCTTTGTTCGAGTTATCCAGTCTATAGGCAGAGGCGTTAGAAAGGCAAAAGATAAAGACTTCGTTCAAATATGGGATCTTACATCGACATGTAAGTATGCGAAGCGGCACCTAACTCAACGTAAAAAGTTTTACAATGAGGCACAGTATCCATTTAAGATCGAAAAAATAGATTGGAATTAAAGGAAATAATATGAGAATTTTAACACTTGAAGACAAATGTTTTTCATTAACAAACTTACCAGAGGAACTAGATGAAGATATTCGGTTTGCTGTATTAGATAATAGTGACCCAAAAGAACCGGATTTCTTTTTTATTCCTCTAATCTTTTTAGAAAGTTTTAACGCTCCGGCAATGGTTTTAGAAATTAATGGCAATGAAATAATGATGCCATTAGATTGGTCCATTGCTGTTGGAGATTCACAGAGCGGAAATGATCTAGAAGTATTACCATTAACTAGTATTAACAACCGAGGCTTTGAAGCATTTTTATTTAATCCATTATCAAGTTTTAAATGTGACTTTGCTGAAATTAAAATTACTAATTTTTACAATGATGTAAAATGGTATTTTCCTAAAGTTAAAAACGGACAGCTATTAAGTGTTCCAATTACCGAAGGAAGTAAACCCAAATGTGCATATTTTATTAAAGAAATATCACGACAGTCAGAGACAATTGATTACGGTCAGATATTATAAAGGAGAGACTAATGGGAATTAAAGCAGGAAAGGTATGGGGTGCTACAGAGCTAATCCATGCAAATGGCGTATTAGAATTTCATCGTATTGAATTTAATAAAGGATTTAAATGCAGTGAGCACGAACATGAATTTAAGTGGAACGGATTCTTTGTTGAATCTGGCAAAATGATTGTCAGAGTTTGGCAGGATGATCAAGATGGTCTCGTTGATGAAACTATTCTTGGTGCCGGTGATTTTACTCAAGTTAAACCAGGTAAAATTCACCAATTTGAAGGCCTCGAAGACGGAGTAGCTTTTGAACTGTACTGGGCAGAATTTAATCACAATGATATTGTGAGAAGATCTGTTGGTACAAAAATTTAAAAATACAGGAGGAACATTGATGTTTAATATTTTTAAAGAAGTAGACAGAAGTATGCTGATGAAACTAGTAGCACTTCATGTTGTTGTTATTACAGTTTCAAACGCACTTGTAGGTATTCCAGTAGAAATATTTGGAGTTAAACTTACATGGGCAGCATTTACGTTTCCATTAGTTGTTTTAGCAACCGACTTAACAGTTAGATTGCTAGGTAAGAGCATTGCAAGGTCGACTATCGCCGCAGCATATCCTCTAGCAATTATTGGTTCTATTGCTGTAGTAATGTTAGAAGGTGCGCCTACAAGCGTAGCACTACGTATTGGCTTTGCAAGTGCAACAGCTTATGGTGTAGGAACATTCCTTGACGTATATGTATTCCAGTATTTAAGAGAAAACTGGAGTAAACAGTGGTGGCTTGCTCCGGCATTGTCAACAGTTGTTGCAAACATAATTGATACGTATGCATTCTTTTACGTTGCATTTGCAAACAGTGCAGACGAATATATGGCTGCTAACTGGATGGAAATTGCACAGTCACAAGTTGTCATAAAGATTGCAGTAGGTTTAATTATCTTCCTACCAGCTTACGGAGTCTTACTCCGTTACTTAAAAAATAGAGTAGCGGATGGCGATCAAGGGTAAATTACTACCTGGAGAAGCATTGATATATGAGCGAGCCAACGGTGTTGTGTTCGCTCATTATCGAGACCCCCCACACAACAAAATTCCAAGATGGATAGTTGGCGGCACATCTGAAGGAGTATCTAGGATGAAAGGTGATTTATTTTCATACGGAGAATGGCAACATATGATGGAATTAGCAAAGACTAATAAATCATTTAAAATACAACTTGATCGAATTTTAGTAATATATTATACTATAAAAGATACAATAAAGGAAAACAAATGAGCCTTTTAAAGAGTGCTATTCTTATCCCGGCTAGATATGGAAGTACACGTTTCCCCGGCAAGCCTTTAGAACAGTTGGGTGGAATTCCAATGATTAGACGTGTGGCAGATGCAGCACGTGAATCAGGATTGCCTGTGTACGTGTTAACTGATGACCAACGTGTTGCTAACTGTGTTAATGATGCATACACTGTTCTTATAGACGAAGCAGATTATGCTAACGGCACTGAGCGATGCGCCGGCTCACTAACGCAAGATTACTTAGACAAGTATGATACATTTATTAACGTACAAGGCGATATGCCTGATATTACTGAAGAAGCAATACATAAAGCAGAAGCATTAATAACATCTTATCCAGTAAGCACAGTGTTTACAACGATGACAGAAGAAAAACAAAACGATCCTAACTCAGTTAAGATGGTACATGCAAGCGAACACGCACTTTGGTTTGGTAGAGGCATTACAGGATATGGTAGTTGGCATTTAGGTGTATATGGATATAGTCGTATTGCATTAGAACAATATCTAAACTTGCCAGTACCAGAAGAAGAACGTATTGAGCAATTAGAGCAACTACGCTGGCTTAAAAATGGTTGGCAAATAGGAATAAGTCCTGTATACTATAAAGGCGTAGAGATAAACACACCTAAGGATATAAACGAATGGCACAAAAACTTCCAGTAAAAGACATACTTGCGGCAGTTGATATGAATGCCAAAAATGTTTGGAAAGAATTATCTGTTGAAGAAAAGAAGCAAGTTAGCTTTTGGTTATTGAATAGATATGTAAGTGCCGTTCAAGGTAGCCGAGAAGATCAAGAACTTGCTATTTTTAAAACAAATGAATACTACAATAAACATTTTAATACTATAGGTGTTGGAAAAGAAAACGGCCATCAAGAACTTATGTGGCAATTACTTTGTATAAGCGGATCTTGGGGTAAAATTAAATTTCATCCGTATATAGGTTTTAAGAAGAAAGCAGGAAATAATAATGCTATGCTTAAATTCTTAGAACAAATATATCCTAACATGAAACAACACGAGGTCGAATTACTTGCTTCAATATCTACAAAAAAAGAAATCAAAGCTCTTGCAGAAGAACATGGGATTGAAAATGTTAAGCTCTGAAAAACCTTATATATGCGAGTACTGTAAATCAGGTTATATGAAAGAAAAAACCCTTGCAGTACATATGTGTGAACAAAAGAGGAGAGTATTACAACGTACTGAAAAACGAGTACAGTTAGGCTTGTTTACTTTTAATAAGTTTTATCAGATAAGTATGGGTGCAAAGACTGAAAAGACTTACGAAGATTTTTGTAAAAGTCAGTACTATAATGCATTTGTAAAATTTGGTAGTTTTGTATCAAACGTTAAACCGCTATACCCTGAAAAATATATTCAGTATGTAGTAAAGAGTGGAGTGAAATTAGATCATTGGTGTAGAGAAGAAATGTACGAAACATACGCCTTAAACTTGATTAAAAAAGAAGGTGTTCAAACTGCTTTGGAACGTTCAATTATAACTATGATGGAATGGGCTGATGAAAATAATAGTCAATGGAATCATTACTTTAATTATGTAAGTTTAAATAGAGCAATTTGGCATATCAAAGATGGGAAGATAAGTCCATGGCTTATACTTAATTGTAAAAGTGGAAAAGAAATGTTAAGCAAGTTTAATGACGAACAACTTAGCATGGTGTATAATATTATAGATCCTGAACATTGGGCTGTAAGATTTAATCGACAAAAATCTGACATTGAAACTGTTAAAGAAGTTGTTAAAGAAAGTAACCTATGAAAATATTAATTTTTGGATTGCCAGGAAGCGGTAAGACAACACTAGCAAAACCTTTTGCAGAACTACTAGGCGGCGTTCATCTAAACGCCGACGAAGTAAGAACACAATATGATGATTGGGATTTTACCCCTGAAGGCCGTATGCGCCAGGCAATGCGTATGAAGTTCTTATCAGACGGTGTTGTTATGGCAGGTAAGATTGCCATAGCAGATTTTATATGCCCAACTGAAGCAGCACGAGTAGAGTTTAATCCAGACTTTACTGTATGGATGAATACTATACAAAAAGGCAAGTATGCTGATACAAACCAGATGTTTCAAGCACCTGTAGAAGTTAACTACCATGTTGCTGAATGGTTTGATAACACTCATATCCAGTTAATGGATGTAGTAAAAAGTTATATAGAAAGAAGAAACAATGTTTAATAATCAAAAACCAACAGCACAGATGCTAGGCAGATGGCAACCTTGGCACAACGGGCATACTGCACTATTTAAAAAAGCATTGCTAGAAACTGGTCAAGTTTGCATACAGATTCGCGATGTACAAAACGCTGACGCCGGAATGGGCAATGATGATAATCCGTTTGATTACTTAACAGTACGAAAAAATATTATTGCTAAATTGTTAAATGAAGGCTTTACTTATGAAGAAGAATATGTTATAATGTTAGTACCTAACATTGTAGACATTAGTTATGGTCGCGGAGTAGGGTATACATTTACACAACACGACTTAGGTAATAAAGTACATAACATAAGTGCTACTAAGATAAGACAACAATTAAGAGATGAAGGAAAATTATGAAATTAATATATCATCCAGACGAATTCTTAGATAAAAAAGTAAACGAGGTAGACTTATTAAATCCTGGATTTGATCCAAAAGAATTAAAAAAACAAATGGTTGACTTAATGTTAGCTAGTAAAGGTATTGGATTAAGTGCAAACCAAATAGGACTTAATGCACAAGTTTTTGTAATGGGAGAAAATATTGATAATGCTATTATATGCATTAACCCTGAGGTATTACAGCACACAGAAGAAACAGTAGTAGATACTGAAGGTTGTTTAAGTTTTCCAAATATATTTGTAAAGGTTACTCGTCCTAAAGAGATACTTGTAAAATACTACAATGAAGACTTAAAAGAAATAAGTACTAAGGTCATTGGATACTCAGCTAAATGCTTTCTACATGAATGGGATCATTTACAAGGAATTACATTTAAAGATAGAGTATCAAAACTTAAATGGAATATGGCACAGAAAAAAGCAAGTAAACTAAGGAACATGCATGCCTGATATTGATATAGACTTTGCTGATAGAACAATGGTACTTGCTCAATTAAAGCATCGTGTTGCTAAACTTGATACAAACAAGAAACATAACACCGGAGTCTATGCAACTGAAATTCCACACAATCCTATTGACAACTTAGCCACAGTTGACTACAAAACTGCTGAAAAACGCGGCTACTTTAAACTAGACTTTCTTAACGTAAGCATATACAAAGACGTTAAGGACGAAGCACACTTAACAGAATTAATGGAAAGGACACCACTATGGCAACTTCTGGAACACAAAGACTTCAGCGAAAAAGTCTTTCATCTGAACGGGCACAACGAACTATTGAAGCAATTGAAACCGTCGTCGGTATCTCAATTGGCAGCGACCCTAGCTATTATCCGCCCGGCAAAGAGACACTTAGCGAACGAAAACTGGGATACGATAATGAAGGAAGTGTGGATAAAACCAACAAATGGTGATTACTACTTTAAGAAAGCACATGCTGTAAGTTACGCTACAGCGTGTGTAGTACATATGAATTTATTATGTGAACAACTTATTTCTTAGAATTACGTCTTATAAGTTGTACTGATTTTCTCTTTATACGTTTAATTGAAAGATTGCCTAAATTAACACAAGGCCCTATGGTTACTTTAACGTCTTTAGTATTCATAGTCATAAGAGCATACTGAAACGGTTCGAACTCAGTTCTTAAGAATATATTAATAGGAATTAATCTATTTGATTCCCACCACCATATATCTCCTAACTCGAGAAATACTTCTTTTTCTATGTCAGAATTAAGATGTGTATATACGTACATTGATGTTACATGCTGGTCCTGGTTAACTATTATCCCTACGTACTCGTTACCTCCGTAAGTAGTAACACTGATAAATGGGAAACTTGTTTCGATATCTTTTAGTAGCATGTAATTTTAATTCTCTTTGTTATCCGATAAATATAAGTATGACGCAGCTAATACCTAGATATTTAGTAAATAATAGAACCACTATCGTAGCCAATGTGGCTGGATTTATTACGGAGTACAGACCAGTGTATCAAAGAAACATAACAGTATATAAAAATATAGATAACGAATTACAATTTAGAGTACTTAACTCAGATCAAAAGCCGTTAGCAGTTAGTAGTTATACTCCTAAATTTGTAGCATTTGATGAAAACAAAACGCTTGTTATAGAGCATGACGGTGTAGCTGTAGTCGGTGATGACAGTGCAGCAACTAGAGGATTGTTTACTGTAACTATTACTGAAAATGATTTATTAAGTTTAGATCAACAATATCTAAGTTATAATATATTTTTACAGGATTCTAGTAATCATAATACGCTAACTTATGCTGATACTAACTTTGGAAATAACGGTGTTATCTATATTGATTCCGGAGCATTGCCTGGACCAAGACCGTCTTATAGCTTTAATCAATTCCAACAAGACAATATATACAGTACGTTGTTCTTTAGTGAATCTAAAACAGCTGAGCCAGGAATCAACGGTAACGATGCTTTACACACAGCAGCAATATACACCAACAACTATATAGGCGATGTTGTAGTGCAAGCTACATTAGACAGCTCAGTTTCTGAATCAACTATCTGGGGAGATGTAACTTCTGTTTCTTTTGGCGGAGCAGAAACTACTCCTGTAGCAGTAAACTTCAACGGTGTATTTAATCATTTAAGATTTAAAACAACAGCAAGTCCTGTAGATAAAATAACTAAAATACTTGTTCGAAACTGATTGACAAACTAGTATAACTCTGCTATAATAGTAGTATGAGTATAGTTAGTGACATCATAATAGCACAGTTACCTGCAAAAAGAAAGATCACTCCGAGTGGATGGACTAGCTTTAATGCACCTTGCTGTCATAACAACGGAGATAGCATAGACAAGCGTGGCCGTGGCGGACTTATTAATGAAGGCGAAACAGTTAGCTTTCATTGCTTCAACTGCGGGTATAAAGCAAGCTGGCAACCTGGTAGACCAGTATCACATAAATTACGTAAATTATTACAATGGTTGAACACGCCCGACGACACAATTAACAAGTTGACGTTAGACGTAATGCGTATTAACGAAGGTGTAGAGATACAAAAACGTAAGATTGAAATACCTACATTTGAAACTGTTCCGCTTCCGCCTGACGCAATTAAACTAACTAACATTAACGAGTTTAACAAGTATAGCATGGCTATTCTTGAATACATGTCAAGCCGCAATTTAAACTTAGATGATACTGAATACTATTGGAGCCCCAGTTTAGCATACCGTGATAGACTTATTATTCCGTTTTACTTTGAAAAACGTATTGTGGGCTGGACAGCTAGAACAATTATAGGAGATAAGCAACCTAAATATCTTATGGAAGTGCAGCCTGGATTTGTATACGGTTTAGATGAACAGAATCATAATAAAGTATTTTGTATAGTATGTGAAGGACAACTAGACGCTATTCACATAGATGGATGTGCATTAGGCGGCAGTGAAATCAATGATGCCCAAGCACTACTACTTAATCGGTTAAGTAAAGATATAATAGTTGTTCCAGATAGAGATCACGCTGGAAAGAAACTTATAGAACAAGCAATTGATCTTGGATGGGGAGTTAGCTTACCAGATTGGGATTCTGATATAACTGACGTTAGTGAAGCAGTTAACAAATACGGTAGACTATATACGTTATACAGTATTGCAAACGCTGCCGAAACAAGTGCATTAAAGATTAGACTAAAGGAGAAAAAGTGGTTTACTTAAAAAAGATTTGGAGTTTTATTTGTTGGCCATATATTGCTATTCGAGACCACTTACGTTGGAAAAAGAAATTAAAAGAACTTAAACAAAAAGATCCTTATATATACAAGTAGGAGAAAGGTAAATGGAAAATTATCTAGATGCAGACTTATGGACAATTTTTCCAAACGTTAAACGTGTTGGTGTACAAGTTAGTGGTGGCGCAGATAGTGCTTTAGTTCTTTATACATTAGTCAAATGTATTAAAGATGCTGACATATATGTTATAACTGGATCATTAAATACAGAAAATAATTTTAATGAACAATATGCAAAAGATGTAGTTGCAGAAGTAGTAAGGCTTACAGATACAAAAAGTATTAAAGAACATATTTTTAAAAGACAACGTAAGAGAGGTGAGCAAGCTGGTACTGATCCAGATGTAATATACAGAAAAGGTATGTTGCATAATGTTGCTAAAAAATATAATTTAGATCTAATGCTAAATGGTGTTACAATGAATCCTCCAAAGGGAATATTAGATGAAGGTAGAGATGAACGTAGAGATAAACCTATGCTTTTGAAAATAGAAGATGAGTGGTTAGTAATACCGGTATTTAGGCCTTTCGCACAAAACGACAAAAGAACAATAATGAAGCAGTATAAAAAATTAGATATTATGTCTTTGTTTGAAAAGACTTGGAGTTGTGAAGGCACTATAGAATCTACACAAAACTTTACAGTACCCTGTGGTAAATGCTGGTGGTGTAAAGAAAGACAATGGGCAATGGAGGCAATAGTATGATACATTGGGGTATGGTTGGTAATAGTCACGACGCTAGTTTAGCAGTTTTTGAAACAAGGACTACTGGGCTTAGTAACTTTCCTAAAACAAAACTGTTACATGCAAGCCTAGCTAAAGA